ACATATGACAATGAGTTTGCAACATCATTTGCAGTCATTGTCACGACACCTTTTCTACTAAAAATACTAATTACACCAGAATTTGCAGCCGCAGAATTAGCAGCATTGAAGGCGGCATTTGCAGTACCAAAAATGATTGTATTTGCATAGATCGATGATGCGACGTTTGGATCGGACGCGACTGCATTAGCCTTTGCATATGCAGCGTTTGCATGAACATATGCAAACATGGGTGTTACATTGTCGAATGGAGGATCGAACTGATACTTTGTTAGATATTGATCAATCGTGAACGTAGAAGTCTGATACAGATTGGCCACATCTTCCTTTGTTGCTAGATCAACATATAGCAACTGGTAGAGTGTGTTTGCATCAATTAGAGGTGTTTGAACTGGCATTTCTTTTAGAAATATCTCTTGTGGTTAGCTATCCAATTTCTAGCCCAAGTTCTTGTGTCTTGCCTAAGGTACTTCTTTGCATAAGCTATCCTGTAGTTTCTAAGTTCTGTTCTTGTTTCTGGTGTCATAGATGATGGTGGAATTTTGGTAAAGAGAAATGGCTCAAAATCTGTCGGCGCTCTTTTCTTTGCCCACTTTAGTAAATATTTCAAAGTTTCTCTCAAATCAATAGCAAAGGCGTATTCATGTCCATTTACACGCCTGTTTGGCCAATAGTTAGAGTCTTTATCAAATATTATATGTTCAAGTTCTGGTACCGGGCCCTTCACAACTCCGTCAACGTATTTCATAAAATCCCAGCCGCCATCATTAAGTAACATCTTTTCCATGTCTAGGGGTAATTTCTTTTTGGCAAATACTGCATATTGTAGAAGATAACCAGCATGTTGATTTTTTGTAGCCCATTTGTACATTTCGTTTTCTAATGCCGACGAAACTGGTTGTTTTGTATCTTGTACGTAACTGAATAGAATATCATCCAAAATATCGTCTTCATCACTCTTACCGGTGTTTACCAAATTTAATTGTTTTGCGAATAGGTCTTCTAATTCTTTATCCCTAGTGTGTATATCACCAGAAATGCGAAGCAGGTTCTTTATTCTGAGTTGTGCATCAATGCCCTTGCCAAAATATAACTGTAACGCTTTCTGGAATCCCGGAAATTTTGCTAATTCATTTACTAGTTGCTTGAATGGTTTAGAACCTTCTTCTGCTCTTTCAATGATATGGATATCCTTTTCATTCATAAATTGACCAGAACTTCTATGAAAAGCCAGTTTTCTGACCTCTCCGTTGATGCGCGCAAGAATCAAATAAAGACCACCGGAATATTCCTTGAATGTATCATAGTCAGACGAAAAACACCAGCGCGTGCCTGAGCAATATTGTTTAACGGCTCCCATGTTTTTCAATTGAAGTAGTTTGAAGTCTGGTTCATTAACAAGAACAACTGTACCAGCTTTCTTAGCCAATTCCATTGACATGTTCTTAGATAATTTTGGTTCAACAGAATCTACTGCATCATACAATTGTTCCAAATCCTTATACGAATCAATATCCTTGTTTGGTAGTTGGTGTTTAATCTTGGTAAACTTATCTAGCTCATTCTCTATTCTTGGTATATCTTCAATTTTGAATTTTTCTGCTGAGTACATTCTAGCCATGAAATTCAAGTAATCTTCATGTTTACCTGATGGATCATGCCTAGCAAAACCAGCAATTAAGCCTTCTGGAGAAACATACGATGGATTTCTAAACCTACTGTTATCCTTGCTTATAGCCTGAATCAATTTATCTCTATATTGATTCAAGACGAATTTTTGCTTATGGGACAATACAAATCCACCAACAACATCAGAAGAAGAAGAAGAATCCTTATAGAATGGTAATGGTCTAGCCTTTGCAGCCTTGATACCACCAGAACGTTTGATAATCTTAGGCAGAAGTTTTTGTTTATCTGAAGATGAAACCATATTCTTGATCGATTGCCCAGCCTTTTCGATATATGGAGCTAGGACCTTTGTTGATATTTCGACCATCATTTGTTGATATGTTTTCACAGCTTTGGCTTTCCGAATAGAGTTTCCCTGTATTTATTCTGCCTGATATAGCTTCCGTCCTTTTGAATCTCGATCTTCTGTCCCGGAAACAGTTTTTCTATTGTCTTTACATCAGTCACGATTGGAGTTCTTTTTGCTAATAGAATCTCTCCAAGTCTATCCGAAGCCTCAATCCAATAGCCATCTTTGTTTAAAAGATATAGAAGATGTGCAATGACAGCAGACTTTGCTTCCTTGCTTCCATCGTGACCAATACCACGAATCTTGTATCCACCATTTGTCTTTCTAGCAAATATAACCGCATTTGCATGTCCAGATTTGGGATGTAGGTTTATTGCTGTCCAGAAATTAGATGCAGTTACATCCTGTGGTGATGCAAGCGCAGAATGTCCACCATATAGAGGGCGATAAACATCGTCAACCAATGAAAAGAAGTTTGTTCCTAGTTCTGAAATTCTATGACCATTCACACGAAACCATTTACCCTTCTGGTGATATATGTCACCAAAGGTCAACTTTGCAGCTAGTTTACCTAACTCCGATCTAGGCTGAAAGTCGGTGTGATATTTGATTTTGTCTGACACAATTAATCTTTCTTATGAGCTACAAGTCTCATTCTGCCAATATGAAAACGATTATCTGTAACATCATCATATGCATCTAGATGGTCTCTATGTCTAATGTCTCTTATTTGGTCTACATATTCTGGATTTTTGTGTTTCACCTTTAATCTTGTTCTTTTGGTTTCGGGTGTAACAAAATCATTCATTCCGATATCCTTGTAATGCGTTTCATGTGCATTATCGGGTGTCAATATGCTAGGTGTATTGATTGGTTTGCCTGTTTCTTTGTCCCATCCGTGAATATTGATGCCCTTCTTCCTAGAAAGTTCTTGCCATGTTTTCATACCACCAACAGATTGGTCGTCCGTAGCTAGGATTACATTATGTTTTGTTATTAGATGATGGTAGAGGTCAACCAACTTTAGACGATTTTTGTTCTTTCTCATTGATCTTGTTGTTGCAACTCTATCAATTGTCTCAACACCACCACTATTTGGTGTTGTGACTAAGACTGTTGATATTTTACCGCTATGCTTGTTTACTACACGATAGATTTTTTCGCTGGGTAGATGAGTTTTAACATGATGGTAAATTTTATGCCCCGATTTCAATTTATCTACATGTAGCAATTCTTGCGTGTGTTGTTGTTTAACAATTTGTTTGAAGTAACTACCTAATCCATATGTTTGTGTTCTTAATCCAAGAGTGTGCCTCTTGAATAGTTTTGGTAATAGCCTGATTTCCGTTATGAATTGATGGTATGTTTTCATATGTGTTATATTTATGCAAAGCCAAAAAAGAGGGAGCTTTTTTAAGGCTCCCTCTAGGCTTCGCTACTTTATTATTCCTGTTTTGCGTAGCAAATATAAAACTTACATCAAGTTGACGACGCGGAAGATTCTGTAGTAAATATTCGCTTGTCCTGCTACTCCACGGTCTCCTACGACTCCATCTGCGTTTGATGTTGCAAATGGGTTTGCTACCATTCCATAACGTGTCTTGAATCCAATTTTTGGTTGGAAGCTGTTAGGATCAACAGCACGGACCATTTGTAGAGGAACGTATGGGCAGTAGAAGATACCTGCGTCATAGATGTTTGCTCCCTTGTATCCAACGACAACTAGCTCGTTTCCGGCTGATGCGCCTCCGAAGTATGGATCGATAAAGACTTTAACACGTCCACCGCTCATTGTTCCTGCAAATGTGTTTCCTGTTTCATCTACTTCTAGGTTTACACTTGCTTGTAGGGCTGGTGTGTATGATAGGACTCCTGCCATTGCTAGTGCAGATGCAACGTCAGCGGAGACAATCATAATGTTACCCTTGCCTCTACGAGTTGTACGTGCAATTGCGTTTGCTTCTTTTTCAATTTGGAAAACAAGTCCCTTGAATTTTTCAACTGACCAACGTCCGTTTGCGTCAGTATCCAAGTCGAATGTTCCCGTTGTGGTAACTGCCCACTGAGCACCGATTGTTGCTGACATGTAGATTCTACGGATGACTTCACGGTTAATTTCAGTCAATAGTTCTGCTGAAAGAATGTTGCTCAATTCTCCTTCTGCATCTAGACCATGAATTGCTTTAAGGTCTTGTGCAAGTTCCATCGAGTATTCTGCTTTCAATGCACGGCTTTGGGCTGTGACAGTGATTTTCTCGATGCTGAATGCCATTTCAGCGAATGCAGCGTTTCCAGAAGTTCCAAGTCCTTCAGCGGTTGCTGTAGACATTGGTGTACCTACTGTATACGATGTGTTTGTTGAAAGTGCAAATGTTGGGTCTGTGTTAACTTGGTTACCAAGTCCTGTCCATGCTGTGTTTGCTTCGTTGAACAAAGCTTCTGTTCCAACTTGTGAAGCATAACGGCTTCTCATTGCAAAGATCAGTCCAGTTGGTCCTGTCATTGGTTGAACGCCAACAACGTCATATGCAATCAACTTAGGCATTGCACGGCGAATCAAGGAAATAAGAACAGGGTCAAATGTTGCGACACCAGAACCACCAATGTGGTTTGTAGGTGCGTTTTCTGTTAGAAGGTTATGAACTGCGCCTTCTGTTTGTAGGGCTTTCGATGTGTTCTCAAGAACAACAGCGGTAGCCTTCCTGCGGGCGTCATCCTTAATAGGATTGTAGCCTTCGTGGTCTAGGACGGGCTTCCATTTTTCTACGAGAGTGTTGATAGGAATTACATTATCCATTTTTCTTCTTTCCTTTTTGTTCTAAATGTGTGTAAGTCTATTTATGAAATTAGGATTTTGGCAGTTGATTTGCAGAAGCTTTATCTAGTGCTTTTGTAAATGCAGAGACCGATCCATCAGCAGTAATGAACTTCTTAGTGCCGGTTTCTTCAATCTCGATGGTTTCGTTCAATCCACCATCACTGGTTTGTCCTACTTCCTTTGTCTTAGGTGCTGATTTGCTGCCATCTCCAGCAGTCGAGAAATAGTTGTCGCGCAACATTTCAAGTTTTTCTGTGAATTCTGCAACAGTGCCGAATTCAAGTCCTTCTGCTAGAGTTTGCATCTTATCAACTTGCACGTCTGTTAGACCTTCGCACACTGTGGCAAAAGCTTCTGCGGCTTGATAAGACTTTACTTCCTTGCTCAGGTCGATGTTTTTCTGAATTTCTTCGTTCAGTCTTTCTTCGACTTGTGCGACTTCTTCTGCGAGTTCTTCAACAACATCAACCTTATCTTCAGGGATATTGATATAGTGCTCAACAAATAGTTCTTTTAGTCCGTTAATGAAATCTTCTGTTAGTTCTGACTTCAGTGCTTTTTCGACTGCAAGTTCATTCTCTTGCATCCATTGTTCTGCAACATAGGATAGGTAGTCGTTTGTCTTTTCTGTCAGGTCACCCTTGATTTCATCAATGGCTTCTTCTAGTGTTTCTACGAATGCGGCTTCTAGTGCATCAGCCATTTGGTCTACGCGAGCCATGACTGCTGCTTCAAAGATTGTCTTTGCTTTCCCTTTGAATTCTTCTGAGAGAGTTGTATCATCATCAAGAAGATTACCAAGGTCAGCTTCGAGGTCTTGTCTAAACGATTCATAGATTGCTTCTCTGTCGAATAGAAGAACGCTTTCTTCTTCGCCTTCTTCGATGACTTCATTTTCATCGTTGTTGGTGTCGTCGTCTTCTTCGATTTCTTCGACTAGTTCGTAATTTGCTAGTTCTTCGTCTGAAAGGATATTGCCTTCTTCATCTAGGACATTACCTTCTTCATCAACATAGAGGACTTGTTCTTCACAGAATTCGTCTTCTTGGTGTTCTAGTTCTGCATCTTCAGTACCACCACGTGCAGCGGGGTTACCATCACCGGATGTTTGATATTTCACTTTATTTGGTCCTCTGGATTGAAGGTCATCTTCAGTAGAGTTGTTGCCTTTTAGGCTCTTTGTCCTTGCGTCATTTTCCTTACCAATTGGAGGAGTTGCGCCTGGCTCTTTTGCTTTGCCGATTGGACGAGTTGGGTCTGGATTGTTTGCTGCGACGACTTTAGGTGTGTCTCCACCAAGGTCTTCTTCGCTCTTTCCGCCTTGAACAGCAGAATCAAAACCTGGATCAGATTCCAGTTTTTGCTGTGGTTGACCGGGTGCAGACGAGCGGCTTTGATTCAAAATTTCTGCTGCTGCTTCGGTTAATGTCTTTTTAGCCATGTTTTAACTTCTCCTTGGTTTCATCTAATTGATATTTATAAATCGGAAAATTTGTGGTAAATGTTACTTATTTCTGTCCACCTAAGTTCTTCATGAATGCTTCGAAAATCGCCATCTTCTTTTCATTGATTTCCTTTGCAGTCATTTTCTTAATATCTCTCTTGGTTTCATCCAAAAACTGCGGAATCCATCCTTGTCCATCAATAAACAACCATTCCTTGTCTTCCATGATCCCTTGAACAAATGCATCGGGTGCTGACGGGTCTGCAACGATATCTCCAGCGGTTGCAAGGTAGAAGTCATCCTGAACGATGTTCACACCTTCCGAGGTTGTCTTCAATGATCCAAGACCTCTTGAGGAGACACCGATTGTTAAGCCTTCGTCTAGAAATGTCTTTACGATCTTGCCGTTTGGGGTCTCTAGAATCTTAGCTTTGCCCATAAAGTTGTTCCCATCTCTATGTAGCTCAACAATAGAGTGGCTTACACGATCCAGGTTAATAGTGGGACTATCTGGGTGCCCTAGCTCACCGAATGCTCTTTTCTTGTCGATGTATTGCTCAGAATATCTCTTTACTTCACGTTCCAAGACTGGCATTGGATACATTCTTCCGTTTCTGTTCTTCAATTCAGATTGAAGCCAGATACCTTCAATGAAGTAGGCTTTCTTGCCACCTTCTTTTTCTTCTAGTATTGTAACTTGAATGTCTTCGACTATCTCTTTGAGTAATTTCATTTTTTCGCCTTATATGAGTCGATTTTACTTCCTATTGCACCCTTAACACCACCAGATAGGTATCCTCCGACAGTTGGGTGTTTATTTCTGATTTTATATCCATATGTTGCCAGTGCAGCAGCACCCGCTCCAGTTGCAGCACCAACTACACCACCAGCCTTAAGTCCTGCTTTTATTATACTTTTTGCTGCTGATCGCTTAAAACCTAATTGGGTTGCTACACTATAACCAGAACCTGCTCCATGTAGTGCACCACCAACGGCTCCAATCGGAGCACCGACTGCGGCAGCAGTTGTATATGGATGGTCTCTCGCAACGTTTTCGTTTTGTAGACTGTATTCCTCATGATGGAAATGTTTTGCGTTCCTTGCAAAGTTTGCCATCTTAGCAGCATGTCCACCAGCAGCTAGACCTTTTTGAATGTCTGCGGCTGTGATAGGCTCACCTTCCGACTTCCCAAGCCAGCGATGAAATGCGCCCTTCTTTAGATGAAGATGCATTGGATGAGCATAGTGTTTTGAGTGTTCGCCGCTCCTACCATGACCCATCATTCTTTCTGTTATGAATTGTTTAAATGTCTTCATTTAATTCTCCTAAAGTCTGGTGCGCCCGTTGCTGGATCACCGCGAAGTGGTTCTTGTCCTGAGTTGTAAAAATCTAGTTTTCCGTTTTTCCCTACTTTCGCATGACCCCACTGATACCAGTTTGGGTCTGTACTCTTATGCATAATCTCAAAGTGGTGGTCACCTTTTCTCCATGCATATGTTGTTCTGATACCCTTTTGAACTACAGAATGAACATATCCCTTTGGACTTAGCATGTTGTGGTGATGCTTTATCAATCTATGAACCAGCACATTTGCAATATCGATGACCTTGCTGCTTTCTTCTAAGAATTCTAAGAATGTTTTCATCATCATCATCTTCCAAATGGCCTGTATGACAATCCTAGTGATTTTCTTCTTCTCATTGCAATGATCAAGTGTCTTCTTGTTTGGGACCTCTTTGCACGCCTCTTAATCTTTGCTCGTCTTGCTGCAAGCCTTCTGTGAAGTCTCTCGGACGGTCTCATTCTAATCAGATGACCATGCCTAAATGTATAACCCTTTACCGCAGAGACTCGTCTATTTCGTTGAATCTTTCCGTGTCTGACCCTGATCCTGACAAAATTCAAACGCCCGATTCTTCTAACAACTTTTGGATATTTATGAACTTCGCCAATTACCAGTAATTCCCCTGCAATGTCCTGTTTTCTTTCGTTTACCTTGACCAAAACAATCTCTGAAAGATTTCTAAGGAAAACATCATAGGCTTCCTCTAAATCTCCCTTTGCAATGTAATGGACAAGATCAAGACCCTTCATGTTATTATGGGTTCTGGAAGTAAGCCTTGTCGACCAATGCACCACGGTCAAAGTATTTCGGGTCTTTCTTCAATGCGACAATGATTGTATATGTTGCTGCTGTTAAACCAGGTGTTGCAGTAACGATCAAATCGCCAGAGTTTGCGCCCAAACCAACTCCCGGGTCTGTGATTGCAACCGCGGCTGTCGTTCCGTCGGTGAAGTCTAGTTCTCCTGCACCACCGCAGAAGTTGAATGCAACAACGTTTGCATTCGATCCACCACCTCTCCAAGAAAGTTGAATTGCAGCGTTTGCTGGTGTTGCGGCAATTGTCCAGTTAACTTTTCTAATGTTTGTTCCATAGAAAGATAGAGCAGCATTACCAGTCACGGAGCGAAGTGCATTGTTTGTGTCATAAGCACCGCGAAGCGATGCCATTGCAAGTGTGCTGTTCGCTTGGTCTAGTGTTTGTGGCAAGTTAGCAGCCGCATCAATGAAGCCGATGAATTTAACGACTGTTTCGGTTGTTGTGTCCTTCAGGACTTGTTTTGTAAATGAAGCCATTTTCTATATCTTCCTATTTGTTGTGTTGTTTGTGTGCGAAATCAACGATCTTGTTGAAGTTACTTCTATCCCTTGCAACCATTTCTCTTAGCTTCTGTTGGTTCTCGATGCTAAGTGATTCATGGATATTCTGAATCATGTGAGCAGTATATACATCTACTTTGCTTCTAGTTCCGTCATTGTGATGAACATATCCGTCAGAGCCACTTCTTGTTGATTCTACGATAGCACCATAACCACGCACTTCTTCTTTTGCTTCTTTGATTTCTTTCTTGACTGTGGTCGTGCCTGTCTTTGGGTTCGTCTTTTTCTGAATGATGATCTTTTTCGGTGCGACTTCCTTTTGGGCTCTTGCTTTTGCTTTTTCTTCTTTTTCAGCTTTCTTTATGTCTGCATGATCCCTGTATGCATCATACCCTATATCAACAAGCTTTGCTCCAAGTGCACCAGCAGCGGCAATCGCAATATGTTTTCTAACATCCTTAGAAATAAACTTATTGACCTTTGCTTTGATGGGCGTCATCTGGTGGTGTGATGTTGCCTCCGACACAGATGGATTTGGTTCTGCATCTGGTGAAGAATCGCTTCTATCATCTGGATCAACTGAAGTTTGTTTCTTCTTTTTCTTGATCGTAGCACTACCAAGACCGACTAGACCACCAACAGTAGAACCAACACCAATTGCTTTTCCAGCATAACGTCCTAGTGGACTTGCTGCGGCGGCTCTTATGACAGCAGGTGCGGCTCTTGCAGCCGCCATCAATGCTGGTAAAAATTCATCTAGTTGTTCTACTTCTTCCTTCCTCATCCTTATCTTCTTGACGTATTTCATATTTTGTCTCTGAAGTTTTTCGAAATTATCTTGTTTTTCACGACTAGATTTTGTTTCCAGATACTTTTTTCCGGTATCATATGCTGCTTTTGCAAGAATTAATCCACCACCAATTGCAGCACCATTCTTTAAGGCTCCGCTTACGGATGGTCTGCCAAGGTGTGCACCCGGTGATTTTGCAGCTTCGTTAGTATAGACAGGGCGACCATTAACTCTCCTAGACCTATCTGGGTTGTCAATGATCTTTTCTATGTGTCTTGTTCCTTTGTCAACAACATATCCCGTGCCAACAGCAGCAGAAACACCCCATGCAGCCGCACGTCCTGATCCTTTTGGTAATTTGTCAAGACCTGGAATTGATTTATGCAATTTCTCGTATGCTTTTTCTGCCTCTGCATGGCGCTTTGCAGCTTCTTCCGCTTCCTTTGCATCATATGTGAACGGTCCGCTTTTCTTTCTAGCTGCCATTGTTCTTCTAAATTCTCTCCATGCAGCAGAACCAACATCCCTGAAGACACCTTCAGAGACAGCGCCAATAATTTCGTTGTTTGATTTCACTGCATCTTCTGGATCATCGTATGGAACCGCAAATGAAATGCCGGTCTTGTCGTTCTTATAGAGAGCAACTTTGTCTCCCTGTGGAAACAGTCTGATTGATTTTCTTTTCAAGATCAGAACAACTGGTGGTTCCTTATGAAGTGCTTCTGAGACTGGTTGACCAGCTTGCTTTGCAGCAGTTTCTTTTTCTTTCTTTGCAAGATAACGATCTACAATCGGAATTGTCGCACCAATTGCGGCACCACCAATGCTCTGGCCAGCAACAAATTTGCCAGTTGATTTGATTTGATTCTTGCGCTGTGCAATAAACTTCCCAGCCTTCGATGCGATACCAGCCGCCGCACCGATCACACCTTCATATTGCATTCCCTGAGATGCTTGAGGAACTTCCTCCGAAGATTTGGGTGATTTTCTAGCTGCAACTTTATCTTTATTCTTTAAGTATTTCTCAGTTGCCGATTGAGCAACGTCAGAAACCGCAGATGAAATGCCAGCAGCCGCTAGAAATGCTCCGCCGCCACGAACCCATTTGTTTCCGATTGCTTTTTTACCTATTCTTGCAGCCGAAGATGCAAACCCCTCTGGGAGTTTCTTGATTACTTTTTTGACCATCATCTTTGGCTTTACAGTATTAGCTGCAACAATATTGTTATTAGGCTTATCTTTTCTGGTTAAATGTTTGTATGCAACAACTCCGATATCATCAGCCGCACCAGCTATTAATTCACCAATACTTTCTCTGACGTGCTTTCTTCTTACATGTTTCTTCTTGTCATAGTGTTTTCTTAGATAGTGTGCTGCGACACCACCAGTCAATGCACCAGCAACGACGGCTGTTCTGATTTGCGAACCAGTAGCCTCATGAACAACTTTGTGTTTTTTGTTCTTTTTGTGTTCATGTTCACCATGTATACTCTTATGAATAACATAGTGTGCAGTTCCCTCACCAGCCGTCTCGGTTCCATGAACAACATAGCTGCTAACAGAGCCAACTGCTTGTCCCATATGGCGTGAAGCATTTCTGACAAACGCACGCCCAGAAAGTTTCGCAGCCGAACTCCTGATTGAGTCAGCCAAACCTTCTACGACAAACATCTCTGTATTGCTGCTAGTGTTATTCGTCATTTCCTTGATGTGTTCCGAAAATAGCCTGTGCTAGTTCTGCTTTTCTGTATTCTAGGTTTGTAAGAATCTTGTTGCCAAGAGCCTGTGCAATGAATTCCCTTGCTTCATCTTGATTTGCGTCTGCTGAGATTCTGTCAATTGCAGCGCCAACTAATTCGATTTCTTCTGTGCTTAGTAATGGTTCTTTTGCTTTCATTTTATCCTTCGCTTGATCTGATCTTGCTCCCAAATAACCACCTACTGCACCAGCGGCTCCACCAATTGCAGCACCAGGCAATCCAGCAGCAGACCCTAATGCTGCACCAGCCAAACCTGTCTTAACAGCCGATGATGTTCTCTCAGAACTTTTTTCTGCTCTACTTCTGTCATTTCTCTGACGAGCTTGCAATCTACCTGCGACTGTTGCACCAGCACGACCAATTGCACCTACTGGATTAGCAACATCAGCCAAACCCAATTCCTGTAGGTTCTCTGTTTCTTCTTGTGTCACACCTTTCAGGTGCTTTGAGATGAAGTTTTTCTTGTATCTCTTGTCTTCCCTTGGTGGAAGACCGATATGATAGTGAGAGTGCTTGTGGGTTTTTTTATGATGTTTAGCCATGTTAGTCTTTATCCTTAAATAATGTCTCTGCTATCTGCAATCTTCTTTGATACAATAGGTCACTTATCTTATCTCCGAGGACTTGGTTTGCAACTTCGTCCAGTAAATTTTCAGCCACACCAACGGAAACAAGATCAACAAGTTCTTCTATTTTGTTCTTCGTGTTCATATCAACTTCCTCACTCGTTAGTGGAATTGGGTCTGGATGAAAGAAATAAGAATCATGAAATGTCGGTGCAACTGCATTAGACGGTCCGCCGGCAAAATGAGCCGCCAATGCTGCGGCTGCTCCTAGTGTTCCGATTGCAGCGGCTCCAGTAGAGACAGTCGCAACCGTCTTTACTCTGTCCTTTGTGTGGTCACCAAACTTACCAAGAACATCGGCTGCTTTTGTTTTTTCCAAGCGACGTTCTAGCTTAGAAACAGGTCCGAGTTTCTTGTGATAGTATGTTGTTTTTGTCTTCTTTACCATATATTATTTAGGCTATTGAAGACCGCCACTCAACCTCTTTTTGCTGTTTGCTGCACCCTTCTTCTTCATCTTCGATGCAATCTTCTTCCCTGATCCGGGAGCATTTCCGATCTTGGGTTGTGCGACTGGTCCGTTTTGTTGTTGGCCACCAGCCATGTTCATGTCTCCACCTGTTCCTGCGCCCATCGTTACGCCAGAACCAGCGCCGCCACCGACTCCATCACCCGGAACTGCACCCGATGGTGTTCCTCCGAATGGGCTGCCTTGACCAGGTTGCCCCGGTTTCTTGCCAGCCTTACCGAATGTGTTGATTGCTCCACCACCTTGTCCCGGAGGCATCATTGCGCCTTGAATTGCAATCTGAGCACCGCCATCCTTGATTGCGCCCGTGACTGCATCTTGTTGATCTAGGGCTGCATCGTGTTGTTGAAGTGCCATTGTTTGCATCTGGTCTTGTTGGTCAAGCTGTTGCTGTTGGACTTGAAGTGGTGATCCTTCCATTGCAGGCGTTCCGACTTCATTCTCAGATTCGATCTGTGCATCCATCTCCAAGATTTCTTCATCATTCATATGAAGGACGTTCTTTTTGACCCACTCTGTCGAGAAATAACGACCAACATATGGATCGATTGCTTGAAGGGTGATCAGTCTCTCGCGTAGAAGTTCGCCTTCTAGGAGTTCATCGAAGTTGTTTGATTTTAACCACTTGAATTTAATGTCTTGCTTTAGAACATTCCATTCTTCTTCATTACAGACATTCTTTAGGCGAAGTTGGGTGCCAAGTGCATTCAAGAAGACATTTGAAAATTTGTTACGAAGACGATCAATGAATTTGGCAAACTTAAGTTCTTCCCTTGTGACCTCAGTAGAACGACCAACACCGACGATTGAGGGAGCATTTCCATCAAGGTTTAGACGACCAACCGGGATTCCAAGCGATTCGTATAGCTTCTTCTTGAAGAATTCAGCATCTTCGATTCTAGACAGGTTTTGTCCAGATTGAAGTGTAGAGATTTCTGTTGACTTTCCTTCTCCGCGACGTGGAATCCAGAAGTCCTCCATCATATTCAAGTGTTTTCT